TCAGCAGTAATAGGCCGCGACGGTGCAAAGCAGCGTCAACAGCACGATTCCGCATTTCGCATAATGTATAGACGGTAGCGTTATGGCGGCCTGGGAGAGGGCTGTTAGCAGCCCCTCATGCGCTCCTGTGTGCACGGCCAGGACCAGCAGCGCGACCACCGCGGCGGCCGCGCTTAGCCTGTCCAACACTGATCGCCATAACGCCTTCTCCGCAGGCGATGCCGCGCGCTCTGCATGAATCCGCGCCATCCATTCGCCGCCATCGAGCTTTGCCATCGCGCATAGCTGCGCAATCCGTTCATCTGGCACCGGCTTTCCGCCGTTCCGCCACATGCTCACTGCCGCTCTGGTGACACCGATCCGCTGGCTCAAAACGTTGTCTGACGGGAGAGAGCAACTCTCTTTCACTTTGTCAAGTAGGGCGTTTATCGCGGGCATGTTCATCTCATGGTTGACACTCTGTCAACCGAGGAATATACATGCGTCCGTGTTCACCGATGGGTGAGCACCGCGCACCCCCGGCTCCCCTCCGGGGTCCGCGTCAAGCGGCAGGGGATAGGGAAAGGGGACATTTCGTGACGCATCAGATTATTTACTTTCTGCTTCAGCAGCAGGGGCATTGCCTTCGCTCATTGCATGGATCCCCCGAATCGCAGTTGCTATTGCGCAGGCTACTTTCCCACTCAAAACGTCCGTTAGCTTCTCCTCTTTTTTCTGCTCGCTCATCAGGTCAAGTAATCCAAGCAGCTCATCGGTTTTCTCTCGGGAGGCCAAGCCCGTGAACATCAGTGCGTTGATGGTTGCAAACGCGTCTATCACAGCTCCCAGCTGTTCTAAATCCACCTTCGGTGCTGCTGCCATCGCTATCTCTCCTTTGGATGTGGCGGCAATCGTACCCCGTCGCACTCTGGCGGTTGCTGCGTGACCCCGCTTCTCGCCCTTTGCCTACCCTTTTCACCGGTCGCAGCCTGCAATCAGACCGATGCAGGCCCGGCGCAGCCGGGTGGCCCGAGCAGTAACACGGGCCAAAAGTGTCAGACCGTCGAAGGTCTCTCAGCCCCGATAGTCGATTTCTGCACTTTGGTCTTTGACACCGATAAGGCCATCAAGGTGCTCAAGCGAATGAGCGTGCAAGACATGGTTTCCTACGTGTTTGGCACCTCGGGCAGCATCGTCGCTGGTGCGCTGGTCGAGCGCCTATGGAACTTCCGCTATCAGCGCAGTGCCATCCTTATCGATGAGACATCTAGCGTGTGTGGCCGGATTGGCATCTCCGACGCGGGCGAGGTCTGCATCAGCCTGACAGGGCAGGGGTGCACGCACGTTCCCAATTGGTCCTATGCCGAGCGCATTGCTGAGGACCTCGGCGCACACCTCACGCGCCTGGATGTCGCTGTTGATGACCACATGGGCGTGTCCTTTGACGTGGAGGAGTTTCGCAAGGCCTATCACGAAGGCGGGTTCACCATGAATGGTCGTCCTCCGCAGTCCAAGCACGTTAGCGACGAAGGAAGCAACAAGGGCTGCACGCTCTACGTCGGCCAGAAAGGCCACAAAGAGTTGTGTGTCTACGAGAAGGGCAAGCAGCTCGGGGACCCCGAAAGCAAGTGGGTTCGCTGCGAAGTGCGTCTCTACGCCAAACGGATGATCCTCCCGCTCAGTGCCATGTCAGATCCTGGTAAGCACTTTGCCAGCGCCTACACGCTGCTCGCTGATTTCGTGCTTGGAGAGCTCACCCGCTTTGAGCTCAAGGAACGCATGGTGTTCCCCTCAGTCAAGGCCATGATCGACTTCATCGACACGCAGGCCGGCAGCGCCCTGCGGGTTATTTGGAATGCGCTCAACACGCGCAGCCCCGAATACGCCATTGCGGTGTTGAACAGACACCTCAGCCATGACGGCGTACCCGGCCGTTTTAAGAACCTGCAGCAGCTCGATCTAGAGGTTCGCATCAGCAACCAGCTCGACGAGCTATTCCCCGACTGCGCCTAACCCACCGCGGCACCGTGTCGCTTGCGGCGCGGGGCCCAACACATCACCGCCACCGCACCGTGACGCGTCACGGAATTCCGCACCATCACCATCAAGGTATCCATCGCAATGAAGATCACGATCACCAGCCAACACGTCAACGAAAAGCACTGGGAAAAACAGGGTCGCAGCGGAATCATCCGCACCCAGGAAGCCATGGCCGAAACGTCCAAGTTTCGCCAGACCGTCCGCCTGGACCTGGGCAAGGAACCGCCCTACGAAAATGGCGTCTACGATTACAACCTCGAAGACAACGTGACAGTCAGCCGCTACGGCGATTTCGAGCTGCCACGCAAGCCGACCCTGGTGCGCGTCGACAAGCCCGCCCAGGTCGCGCAGCAGCCCGTCAAGGCCGCCTAAGGCATCGTCATGGGCTTCCTTGTCCTTCACTGCAAGGAAGCCGATTACAACGCTTCCACGCAGCAATGCGCAGCACCGTTTTACGCACCCGTGTCCAGTTTTCCTCCGCCGATGGACGCGGGCGAGGGTCTGGCTGTCTCCGCAATCATTGCGGGCAGCTGGGCTATCGGTTTCATGATTCGGCAGGGGCGTCGTCTCACTCTCGCTTGACCAACCAACCACCAAAGGAAAGCACCACATGAACACCAAAAACCGCGTTTTTTCCGCCCCGGCCAAGATCGTTGCAGGCGTCACCGCAGCGGCTGCAGCCGTGATGTCCGGGTCGGCATTCGCTACTGGCGAAGTCGCTGCCGCCATGACCGATGGCATCGACAAGGGCGACTTGCTTGCCGGTGGGGTCATCGTCCTGGGTGCCTGCGCCGTGATCGCAATGATCGGCCTGGGCCGTCGTCTGGCCAAGTAATCGGCTAGCCATGCAGACAGGGCAGGGCGGGGAATTCCCCGCCCTTTTTTGTGACGCAACATGAAAGGGGGAGTTATGGAATACGTCGGTTACTTCGTCATGATCGCGATCTTGGGGGCGGTATGGCTCGCACTGGACAGTTGAGCGTTATTGGCCGCGTGTTCGCGTCTGCCATCGCACGACGCCTCGCCTATGCGCTCGTTGCTGCCGTCCTTGCTTGGTGTGGGATGGGTCGTGCCGAGGCTGCTAACTTCCCAACGCAAGGCGATGCATACGCTGCATGCCTGTCTCGACTTGCTGCGTATGTAGCTTCGATGCCTTTCGGAAAGGATCAAGAATGTTTCATCGAGCCTGGCACTAGGGAGTATCACGGCCGATTTTTGACCAAGGACTGCAGCAGCTGCGCTTGGTATCTCGCTTACTACGGTGATTATTCCTGGTCTACAAGCTGCAAAAGCAAGCCCGACTACAATGGCCCATTTCCTGGCGCGCTGAGCGGCACGCCTGTGAGCGGCTCGTATCAGTGCAATAGCGGCTGCGTGCAGACCTGGACCCCTAATGCTGACGGGTCTTGGAATGGAACGTTTCTCGCTGACCAAATCTGCAATCCGGACAACAATAACTGCGGCGGCCCATTTCATTACAACGTCAATCTTGCGATGTGCGAGCCAGACCCGCCTGCCGAATGCCCTAAGGGCCAGATCAAGAAGGCCAACGGCCAATGCACGCCGAACGAGTGCCCTGAGGGGATGACGTTGCAGCAGGACGGCACCTGTGGCCCGTCCAACAACGAGTGTCCCGCAGGACAGATCAAGTCGCCTGCAGGCGGCTGCTTGCCCGGTGATGGCCAGTGCGCCAAGGGCGAGGTGCGTGGACCCGATGGTACTTGCAAGAAAGATGGCGATGGCGACGGCGAACCAGATAAGCCCGGTGAGGGCGATAAGAGTCAGTTTTCGGGCGGTGACGATTGCAGCTCGCCGCCCAGCTGTAGTGGCGACGCCATCATGTGTGGCCAGGCGCGGATCCAGTGGCGCATCGACTGCAACACGCGCAAGAATCGCAACGTCAGCGGTGGCACGTGCAATGCTGCGCCCGCCTGCACGGGCGAGAAATGCGATGCGGTGGAGTACGCGTCCATGATGTTCCAGTGGCGCAGTGCATGCGCTGCCGAGAAGCTCCTGGCGATGGGCAACGGCGGTGGCAATGGCGAGCAGCCAGCCTGGACGAAGGTTGGCGGCATGTCCCAGGATCCTGGCGCTGGCGCATCTGCAGGCGACACCAAGGTACTCACCACCAAGAAGATCGGCATCGACGACCTCGATCAATCCGGCTTCGGTGGTGGTGGATCCTGTCCAGGATTTGAAGCCGCCAGCGGCGGTGTGATCGCTAACGCGTACTCCGCCACCTTTGCTTCACCACCGCCCATGTGGTGCACCTTCATTGCACGCCTACGCGCAAGCCTCATCGTCGTCTCTGCGTGCGTCTCTGTCTTCATTCTCGCTAGGGGAGCTGGCTGATATGCCCATGATTATCGGGGCGCTTGTCAGCGCCCTCCTGCAGGCGCTACGCACGTATTTGCCCGGCATCGTCGGTCGCGTGCTGATCGCCTTCGGCATCGGCTTTGTTGCACACGAAGTTGCACTGCCATCGCTCAAGGCATTCATTGCCGGGTGGTTGCCTGGTCTGGGCGCTGTGGGCGTCGCTTACTGGGACGCCAGCGGCATCGGCGTGTCCGTGACCATGATCCTTTCCGCCATCGCCGCATCGGTGTCGCAGAAAGCCATTCTCTCCAAGCTGGTGAAATCCTAATGGCCCTCTATCTCGTTACCGGCCAGCCTGGCCACGGCAAGACCGCCTATGCAATCGACAAGGCGTTTGCGTTCAAGAAAGAAGGGCGTGAGATCTACGCGCACGGCATCAAGGACTTCGACTACGAGCGGGCAGGGTGGAAGCACCTCGAAGACCCGACAAAGTGGCAGGACTGCCCAGATGGTGCGGTGATCATCCTGGACGAGTGCTACACCGTTTTTCCGAACCGCAACCCAGGTGCGAAGGTGCCTGAGCATGTGGAGCCAATGGCGCGCCATCGCCATCGCGGCTTCGACTTCATCTTGATCGCGCAGCAGGGCCTGCAGCTGGATCCGTTCTTGCGTGGGCTCTACGAGGAGCACTGTCACGTGCGGCAGACCTCGATCATGAAGAGCAAAACCAAGCTGAAGAAGTGGGACGCCTACCAGGGTAACGTCGCTGGTCCGTGCGGAAACATTGTCGATTGGGTGCGTCCCAAGTACGTGTTCGACTACTACACGTCGACCACGTTGGTCACTACCAAGCGCAGCATTCCCACCTGGGTGAAGATGGTGGGCGTGGGTGTGCTCATCATCGTGTTGGCCCTTTACTACTTGAAGCACAGCTATAGCGCGAAGGTCGACAAACTCCACGAGGAAGCCGCGATGACACACAGCGGCACCGGGGTGTCTGGAGCTTTAGCGAAGGGCGCACCGGGGCCGCGTACCTACGACACACCCACCGACTACGCAAAGGCGCATGTCGCGCGGTTCGCGACGATGCCGTGGACCGCACCGATCTACGACGGCGGAGTTCCTGCAGGTCAGCCGCAGCTGTACTGCATGTCCAGCCTGGCCGGCACAGACGCGCAGGGCGTGCACAAGGAAGCGTCCTGCAGCTGCATGACAGAGCAGGGCACCAAGTACGAGATGAGTCAGCCAGAGTGCCGCACGGTGGCCAGGAACAGCACGCCCTATAACCCGTACAAGCAGCCTGTTGCACCGCCGCCGCCGTATGTGCCGCCCGTCGAGCCGGTGCACGACCAGGTGGCCACCGCTCCTGGCGCGCTGATCGGATCTACTTCCCGAGCTGTAGGCACGTTCCCAGAGTCCAAGCCGTACCAGACCGCGACAACGATTCCAGATACTACCGCGCAGCTGTAA